TGTAAGGGCAGTTGAATAGATGCGTACTTGGTCTATTGAGCCATTGAAATAATTTGTAGGACTTAATGTTGCTCTATTATTTTCTGCTGCTATTAATAAGTTGTCTACTGTAATATTATTAGATATTGTGGCTGAATCTACTTGTTGTCCATCAACATAAAACACACCACTTGAACTGCTTACTGTTGCAACCAAGTGATGCCAATTCCCATCTGTTGCATCAACTGTATCTGCTAAAATGTAAAGAGTACCATCTGTACCTCTTAAATAGAGTTTTGAATATCCATCATTAAGCATTTTAAAAGCAAACACGCTATCGTTAGAGCCTTGCTCTTTAATACCTCCCAACATTGTTTGTTGTACGCTGGGATTTACAGTTGTATTAAACCACATAGAAACGCTAAACCCTCCTGACGTATTCTGTACGGTAGGCAGTCCTGAAATGTAACCATTTGCACTAAACACCGCCGCTTGACCATACCGCCCAAACCTGTACTCAATGTTTGATTCAGTACCATCATAGCTTCCTGTTTCATCAGTAGCATCGTTATCCAATTTGTAATAAGCCTCTACATTTGTTCCATCAGAAAAAGGATAGTTTACATCATCAGTAGTACAATCATATACACAAGCCTCTTCTGCGTAAAGAGCAGATATTTCTGTTTGATTTAACGATTTAGAGAATATTCTTACTTGGTCTAAATCTCCATTAAATGTGTTAGAACCGCCTGCATTACTAAAATGCCCTAAAAGAAGGTTACCAGTAGAATCTTGACCTGTAGTCCAATTTCCTGTAGTTGCTGCTCCAGATGCTTTTACAACATTATCCACATATAAATAAACATTAGTTCCAGAACTGCTTAAATCCCAAGTTAAAACTGCATTATGCCAATTACTATCAAAAAAAGTATCTGTAGTTGATACATCTAAAGCAAACGTTCCACTTGTTCCTTGTGCTATAAGTACTCTTATTGTTCCATTTGTTTGTGGTAAAAGTGCAACGCCTTTATTTCCACTACTTCCTATTGTTGATGCATATAAAAAACATTGTGCAGAAGGAGTGCCGCCATTAAACCAAATTGAAACAGTACCTTTAAATTGATTTTTTAAATTTAAGTCTATAACACTACTACTCCCATTAAACCTTGCACCATAGTTACCTATAGCCCCGCCTACTCCGAAGGTAACGTCAGTAGGTGTGCCATCAAAGTATCCACTTGCTTCCGAAGCATCAAAATCCAAAGAATATAAAGCTACACCTGAACCTTCGCTTAATGGATTGGTATTAGATGCGGTTGATGAAGTTTCATTGTAAAGTAGTTCCACCTCTTCCTGACTGATGGCTTTGTCAAAGATTCTTACTTGGTCTATTGAGCCATTTGAATAAATAGGAGATACTTGTTTATTTATTCCAATACTTCCAACAACAGAACCCGCATAACTTGGATAGGAAATCCAATCAGCAGAACTTGAACCTGAAGTAGTAGAAGATACTGTTTGAGAAACACCATCTAAATATATTTCAACACTACTGCCTGTTGTTTGAGCAACTATGTGATGCCAATTTGTGTCAATACTGACACTTACAGAATGCAATGCTTGATTAGAACCTGACCCATCCCTTATCGCAAGTAGAATGTTGTTAGAATCTCCTAAATATCCTAAATTAAAAAAATCATTAGAATTTGTTGATGATGATATGCTAAAAGGATAAACCCTGCTACTTGTAGTATTTAATTTTACCCAAGCACTTACCGATTTTATAGTGTTAGAATCATTAAACGGAGAGCCTGTGGGTAATGTTATCTTACTACTACTCCCATTAAAAACAGCGGCATTACCGAACTTACCAGTAGCATAGGTTACGTTAGAGGCAGTTCCGTTGTAGTTGGTTGTGGTGTCAGGTACGTTATTTGTTGTGCCTCCATCACTATCAAGCTGATATAAAGCTATGTTGCTACTATAAGCAGCATCTGCACCAAATGCTTGTACCGAATCAGTACTACAAGCTGCATCAACCGCAACCGCACCTGTATTTATTAGTCTTTTGCCTAAAGCCATATTTATTCTATTTCGTCAGATGGAAAAAATTGTACGTTGTATTGCAATGCAGTCTTGTAAGACTTCTTAGCATTTACCTCTGCTTCTAACCTATCGGCTTCTGCTAAGATACCTGCTCTTTCCGTTGCAACGTCTGTATCAATATCTATATCCCTCTCTGCTTTTCTTATAACTTGCCAATCGGTGGGTTGTAACAAACTACCTGCTTTGGACTTAATCTCTGCAATCTTACTTGCTTTGATGTCGGCTATCTTATATCTTTTTTCGGTTTCGCCTGTTGGTTCTCCATCTTCTCCGATAATGTCTACTTCTTGGCTAAAGTCAATATCAGTAACGTCATAGGTTACTATCTTCTTATCTTCGTCAAAGTATAAACCGCCTTTGGTTTGTGTTTGTCTGTCGTAGCTTGGCTTTACAACATCGTAAATACCTATCTCTTGTAGTTCTTCTTTAGATAGATTGTTAGCACCTCCTAAAATGTGTTTTGTAGGGGTTTTAAGTGAGTTAGGTAAACTTTTGTATATGTTTACTATTCTACCATTTTCTACTGCTGCTTTCATAATTATATACTTTGTGAGATTGATAGGAAAAATGTGTTAGCGCCAGTACAAGCAACTTGAATAAAGTTTACTGCACCAGCGGTAGCATCATAAGTACCTGCAACGGTTGTAACCGTGTTTGTGGTAGTGTCAAATGTCAAAGCTGACGTTCCTCCTGAATCTGTTACAATAATATCTTTTACATCTCCTATGGATGCGTTTGTAAAATTTAAATCTACGGTAATACTCGAAGTCATTGTAAATACTTGTGCGGTGTCAAAATCTACATCCAAGTTAGCCGATGGACTAAGTGCAGAAGAACCTCTTAGACTATCTCCTGTTCCGCTTTGTCCGTAAATGTCAGCAGTCATACTATTTATAGATACCATCGCATCTCTTAGTGTCGCTCCTGTACCGTCATTAGGGGATGAACCTACATTAATTGTTTGTCGTGCCATTTTATATTTTAATTAAATATTGTTACTAAAGTTAAGTCAGCAGTTAAGTCTGTAGAATCTACTCTGTATAATTGTGTATCATCTACCGTTAATGCTAATGTTTCTGTTTGACCACCTTCTAACGCTCCTAAAAAACATTCAGGAGACGAAAAATGGGGTATAGCCTCTGCTACTGTAGAATCTTCATTACCAAATTCAGTATAACAATATATCTTGCCCCAGTTTATTGTGTTAGCCATATTATATCAATACTTTTTTTTAGTTTTTGTTATAAATGTCTTTTGCAGATAGCTTTTAAGCCTTTCTACGTTTTTCTCTTTTGGTTTATAGTCGTTTCTTACAAAACCCATCCTTCGAAATTTGCGTTTTTATCAGGATATACGTCATCGTTGCTATTAGTATAGTATTCAGGAAAAGTACCACTTGCGTTAAATGACATATAATCTATAAATCTATCAGTATAATACTGTGCTATGTTTCTTTCTTTTTCTATTAAAAAGTCTATTTCTTCCTTTTCTATATTAGAAGCGTTTTCGCTACTATGTTTAAATATTCCCTTGTTTGCAATAGAATAGGCAGCAAAAGGTAAATACTCAACCATTGCCCAATGTACAAGCATAGGTTTTACATAGTCCGTAACAAGTGTTAAATAATCTCCTGTGAGTGTACTGGCTTCTATATCGTCCTGTAGTTTGTTAAATAAGTCTGTGCCTAAGTAGTTTTTAATGTGTATGTCTTGTGCAATCTTTATGTACTGCAAAAACTTATCACTATCTACGTTGCCATTTACAGAAGTAAACTTTACTAAATCTTTCCGTGTTATAAATAATCCTTCTGCCATTTCTTATTTGTTTACAAATCCTTGATTGGGCATATCTTTTGGTCGCATAGCCACTTTCTTATCGTTTGTTTCAGGTTTAAAACCTTCTTTTTTAGCTTGGTTTACGCTTACCTCTGCGTTAGGGTTTCCAACATCAGGCTTTACACCCTCTGCTTTTGCCATATATGTCTTACGCATCCAAAAATGATGACAAGCACCACCGCCTTTATATAGCCATATATCGTAAGTATCTGCACCATTTAGTCCCCATCCTGCATTTACTGCTAATTGGCTCATTTGCATTATGTCCTCCTTACGGTATATTTTTTTAGTATTTACCATTTTCTTGCAAAACTCCCTACTGTTGGCTTGTGTTCTTAATGGTGCGTATTGGTATCTTACTTTAAACTGTACACCTTCGTCATTCTCTCCATCTTGGTCGCTATTTGCTTTTGGTCTTGCACTACCTGTACTTGCCAAACCTATCATTTTATCTAAAGCTTCCTCTTGGTCATAGTCTACCTCTCTTTCATCTACAAGTTCCCAATCGTCAAGGTTTTCATCTTCGCCAAATTGGTCTAATAGGTCAAACATCTTGTCATCATCAAAAGATGGTTCTTCCTTAGCCATTTTAACGCCTGTTTCTTCCTCTCTTGCTTCGTCTGTAATGGCATTGTCGGTTTCTATAAATTCAAGCGGTTGTAGTGTCTTAAAATACAATTTAAGGCTAATGCCGTTTACCGCTAATATATCGTCTATTGCTTCAACGATTAAATCTTGGTAAGGCTTAATGGTTGTGTTGTTAAATAACAAAGAAGCAGTTTTAATTTCGTCTGCATTATTGCCAAGTCCATTGTTGCCATCTCTAATACCTAAAAGTAAAGGGGATGTAATCCTATGTGCAACCATTAACTTGTTTACACTTTCCGTAGAAAGGTATTCATAATGTTGTGGTGCATCAGTAAGTGGCACATCGTCTATAGTAGTTTTGCTTTCTGCATTGTTATTAAAGGCTATAATTACTTTTTCGCCTCTTGCGCCAGTTAGTTTACGCATTACGTCTGACTTGACTTGTAACTGTTGCTCTCTATCAGGTATTCCGTTGTTAAAGTTTACAACCTTAGTACCACTAAATCCGTTCTGTACATCATTAATTAGGAAGTCTGACACTTCGCTTTCAAGTTCTGCATAGGCTATGCCACCCATATAGTCAGGTGGGCAGTAGTAATCGTACCCTGACAAGTATCTTTTAATTATTTTTATTTCAGATTCTGTTCCGTTGCCAAATCCAAAGGCTGCAATTCTCTTAGGCTTATCGTTTGGCTTTATTTTAGACCAGTCGTGAAAATAGTAATATGCTTCTATCTCTCCATTGTCATTACATTTTTCTGCTCTTAGTGTTTGTCTTGGGAAGTGTTCGGCTCTTGCTACTTGTTTGTCATTGTATAATACCTGAAAACTTGCCTCCCCTAATAGTTTAAGGTCGAAACTTATTTTTCTAAGGCACGAATCGTGAAAGATAGACCTAAGTGCTGCGTATTCATCTGTTTTAGTGCTACTATCTAAAGCATCTAACCCTTTACCGTATATCATCTGACTAACTCCGTTTATAATAGCGTTGTTGGTAGTCGATTCTATAAAAAGGTCTATTAGGTAAGTGTAAAAATCATTATTATCGCCATACTCTACCCAATCCCTTTTCTTGTCCTCTTTTATTTGAGGTCGATTGTAAGATGATAAACTAACTATGTGTACGTTTTCCATTATAAGAATATAAATTCATTTGTTGTTTCCTGCTCTGTATATTGGCTATCGTTTACAGTAAAGTCTGTAATAGCCTGATTGGTGCAGAATACTTTATCTTTAAATATTACATCGCTTCCTGATTTAACAGTAACCATATAAAAATTATCTTGCTTTACATCAAAGATAGCATTAAGCCTATTGTAGTACAAATTTTCTGTTATAGTATCTACGTCTTGATTGTAAACCTCCGTATTAGTTTGTTCGTTTACTATGGTAACGTTATAGGTGTTACCGATTATAAAACTTCTTGGTATAAAATCTAAGTTTTGTGCAGATGCACTTTCTTGTAAAACTATCATATATATACAATAAAAAAACTTAAATTTTGTTATTTATAAAGCAAAAAAAAGGGCAGCTAACGCCACCCCTTAATTATAAATATTTCTAACTATTAAACGTTTGTTCCTTCTGTTGGAGATGAAAAACCAGCATTAGTTAATGTAGTGCTTACTGTTTCATCTACTGCAGTTTTTCCAATAAAGTTTGCAGGTTCAGTTTCTTGTGCAGAAAATGAAAGTGTATATCCACTTAAATCTCCCATAGAACCTCCAGTAACAATAGTACCACCTGATACTTCCGCTCCGTTTTCTAATCCCATTATAAATAGGTTAGCATTGTAATCTTCTACGACAACGTGTGGTCTACCATAGGCTAATAATTTTAATTCTTTGTTATCTTCCTTAGTTAGTTTTTTAAGGGTAAGATTCAAAGTCTGCTCAAAGAAGGTAGTGCCATTCTCTCTTGAAGAAGTTATGGCTTGTTCAAAACTACTGTTTCCTTTGAGTTCGTATTTATAACTTGCAACGGATGAACCAACGCTATCTACAACATCTGTATCTGTTGAATCGTATGTTGGAGAAATATCCCCAAAATCAACAAAATAGACATTTTTAATACCGCCTACTACATCCTTGCAAGGTTCTTTTCTTCCAAGATTTAAAGTACAACTCATTTTTTTTTATATTAAAAAAGGGTAGGCAGATATAAAACCACCTACCCCTTATTGTTAGTTAATTAATTCTTAGTTGGCAGAGTTAGCGATACCGTAAGTTACGATGTCATCAACAATCCCATACTCAACCCCTGCGGTAAATCTCATAATAACTCTTACGTTTTGAGAACCATCAAGGTCAGCCATATCCAATACTTTTATTTCTTGAGTATCTGACAAAAGACCAGTACCAAAGTAAAGGTTGCTTTTTTCAGCAGCAATAGCGGTGTTGTCAGCAAGACCGTTAGCAACAAATAGTTTTACACCATCAAAAGCTAAATCTTGTCCCATTCCGTACCATAGTGTACCTTTGTTGTCTACACCATTTGCACCTGCGTTAGAAGTGATACTTCCAAATCCACCTAATGCTCTTACATAGGCTCTTGCAATGTTTTGCGAAACATAGATATTTAAATCTTCTTTTCCATAAATGGTAGAAGGAATAGCATCTACGATAGAACCAAGTTCGTCAATTACGTTTCCAGCAGTAACTGTAGTACCAGCAATTTCATTTGCAGTAGGTAAGTTAGCATCTAAAGCAATTTTAGTTGAAATTCCATCAAACTGTCCACTTGTTGCAGTAGAACCAGTCCAAATAGAAGTTTCAGTTCTTTGTGCTACTTTAGCAGCAACGTGTGCAATCAAGAAATCAGAGAAAGAAGAAGGTAGGCTATCGTGAGCAGAATATCCCATTGAAATAGCTTCAAAATCATCTTGAAAATCTGACTTACATAGTTGCAAATTCACTTGCTGAAATTCAGGTGTAAGTGTTCTCTCATCCAAAGTAATTGTAGATGTCGCAGTAAAATCACAACTTGCATCTTTTACGATGTCATCGGTGCTTACTGTTTTAATAACGTGTTGATACTTTACGTTAGGCTTGATGGTAATACCACCTTTTTCGAGTGTAGGTGCAGAAAGAAGCGCTGCGGAGATATACTCTCCTGCGAACTCTCCGTTGTAAGCTACACTTGCGTTTTGTGTTGTTGTTGTTGGCATTTTTTTTAAATTTATTTATTTTTAATATTCGATATTCTTGAAAAGACTCTGTCCATAGTTGTAGGTTGTCTTTTCTGTCCATAAAGTTTTAATTCCTTTTGTGCTTCAGCTTCAGGGTTGTGTGTTACTTTTTCAAGTTCTACCTTTTCCTCAACTTCTTCCACTTTAGAAAGTTCTTCTTTTTCAACTTCCTCTGTAGATTCTACTTCTTCCGACATTTCTGCTTTGTTTTCAATCATAGCTTTAATGTCCTCAATCATAGATTTTACCTCTGCAAGTTCTTCTTTAGTTGCATAAGCCATTTCTTCTTCTGCAGCTTCCACTTCTTCTTCAGATGCTTCTTCAGTAGGTTCTTCGGCTGCACCTATTGATGCAATAATGCCTTCTTCTTCTACTTTTAGTTGTTCTCCATCCTCTAAAGTGTAATCGCCTACAGGTAATGCTACCTTTTCATCGTCTGTTACAATAAAAACCTCACTACCTTGTGCGAAATCTTCACTTTCTATAACAGTACCGTTTTCCAAAGTAGCCTGTGCTAATTTTACTTCTTCGGATGCTTCCACCCCAACAAGTTCTTTTACTTTGTTTAACATATCTGTTGCTTTCATATATATATCAATAAATTAATATTCTATTTGTTAGGTTTTTATATACTTTTTAAATCTGAAATAAATCTTTGTACTGTACTAATCATAGTTTTTATTTGTGATATAGCACTACCATCTTCATCTTTAATTGTGCTTGGTATTCTTACTGTAACCCCTAATTCTTTTTCTATTTTTGTTTTTTCTTCTAATATTTTCCTAATAGCTTTTCTTTTTGCGTCATTATTTTGCAAGTAACTATTTAAATCTTTTAAAAAACTTTTACATTCTGCTTCTATTTTAGAACCTGTAGCAGCAAATCTTGCCTCTAAATTTGCATCCTTTTTATCTAATTGTTTTATATCATCATACAAGCCTAATTCTACTTTTTCAAGTACTTTCTCTTTAGACAGTTTGGTAAGTATCTTATTTACGCTTGGTTTCATAATGTGTATTTTATATATAATAAATTATTTAACGTTTTGTTGTATTTTTAACTTAAATCTTCAATAGTCCAATAGTAACCTTGATCGTTTCCGTTGTCTATAATCATTTCTTGATTTGGACTTGATGCTGCAGTACCGCTTGTACCTGATATATTAGTAAATACCATTTTATAACTTGTCCAACTTGCAGAATTACCGCTATAAGGTGTTGGTGGCACACTACTTAAATTGTCAGGTGTAGTATAACTAAAAGTACCAAATAAACCACAACAAGATGTATATTGTGCTAATAAAACATCTGATGAATCATAAAAAGATATTCTTATATCGCCTAAAGAAAATGTTGAACCTGCTTGAGTACCTTGTCCTGCTATCTGATTGCCTAACTGATTCATTAAAGCTAATGAGTTTGCATTGCCTGAAACAGGGTCATTGGCATACACAGTAAATGCGTATGTATTAGTACCTGAATTTATTATCGGCTCTACCGCAACATAATTCCCTACTGCTGGTGTTATTTGGTCAAAATAGAATATTGGAATTTGTGAGTAAGTTGTAGTACAAGTAACAGTTTGCCCTGAATTAGAATATCCAGCAGGTACAGTAATATCTACCGATAATGTTCTTGTAGTTTCTGTTGTAACAGTTCCAAAACTTGCAGGTGTCATACTATCGATAGTTCCAGCACTTACCGATATAGCTGCTGAATTATATCTACCACTCGCATATACAAGGAAACCGCTTATGGTAACGTCTGTACAATCAAATACATTGTAAGCAGGTTGTGTAGCGGTTGTGGTACATACTAAAATATCTCCTGTGTTATAATATCCTGCAGGTACTGTGATGTCTAATGTAAGTGTTTGTAATGTATCAACTGAAACTGTGGCAAATGAAGCAGGACTGCTTGTAAATGTACCTATGTCTATTGTAGGTTGTGTAATCGCTCCGTTTTCATCTACTGCAAAACCGCTAATTGTTATATCCACACACGCTAACGTTTGACTTGCACTTTGTACTACAGTTGTAGAACACACTAAAGTATCTCCTACGTTGTAATACCCACTTGGTACTGTTATGTTTACCGTTAATGTTTGTGTAGTATCTACGTTTACCCTACTAAATGATGCAGGACTTGTAGAAGATATTGTGCCTATGTCCGCTGTTGGTAATGTGATTGTACCGTCTTCTGCTACTGCGAATCCTGATAATGTAATATCACTACAGGAAAGCGTAGGTGTTAATACCTGTGTTGCAGTTGTGGTACATTCTATTGTTTGTCCAACGTTTCTATAGTCGCTTGGTGCTTCTATTGTTACCGTTAGTGTTCTTTCGGTATCTACATCAACAATACTAAAAGACGAAGGACTTGTTTGTGTAATAGTTCCTATGTCGGTACTTGGTATTGTTACCGTTCCATCTTGTGCAACTTCAAAACCTGACAAGGTTATAAGGCTACATTCTAATGAAGGCAATCCATCTCCAACAATACTCCCTATCCCCTGCGACTGATACTCTCCATCACAACATTCTCTTGAATAAGTGTTAGTATCCCAGCATAAGCACCCCCTTCTATCGTCTTGTGGTACTGGTGGTTTTACCTTATTATATCTCATCCTGCGTTTTGTGTTCTTTGTATAAAATATATAATATCCCAAACCGTTGCGCTACCACCGTGCGACATTATTTTAATATCTACCCCATCACTTACAAAAGTTGAGTCTGTATAATATTGAAACACTTCGTGAAAGTTTTGCGTAGTATTGTTCCCTTTGTAGAACCCCATTGTTTTATGTATTCTTTCTACATCTCCTGCTCCTACAAATCTTAAATCTATATGGGTTTGGTTTGCGTTAGGTGTTGATACATTAAATACAATAGTTGTTACATATACATCGTTTTCATTTACTCCTAACAGTTTTTGAGTAGTAGAATTGTAAAAATCTAAACTACTATGACTTCTATATACCGAACCACCGTTATTTGGCATCACAACCTCTACACCATCAGATAACGCAAGTTTATTAGAGGATGTGTATTCTTTGTCATCGTATCTTGTCCATCCTAAATTTAAACCTCCTGTCTGTGGGTAAACTATAACGTTTTCGTCATTATGACCCATATAAAGGTAGTCATCTGTGCGTAACATTGCACCATTTTCTATGTTTACCCCATCTACTTTCTCTTGGGTAACATCTTCAACGTGTACTCTATATGCAGTATTTTTTCCCATTATTTAATCGGTACGCAGTTAGGTACTCTTTTACCATTCTTAATTTTAAATCCTATCATTTCATACCCTGCTTGGCAAGGTTCTTTTAATGATGCTTCCAATAGGTCAAGTTCTTTTAGTTTAGACCCTGCCCAACGTAGTCCTGCTTTGCCACCCCATAGTAAATAAGATATAGTACCACAGGCTTTACTATCGCCTTCATCGTAATATTCTTCTGCTCTTGATAAGTAACTAAACATTCTTTTAATAGTTTCTACCGTAATGGCTTCTCCTTTGGCTAATTGTTGCGCTCTTACTTTACCAACTTGTGTAGCGCACTTATTGTTTACCTTTTCGTTTAGTTCTATACCTCTTTTAGCGTTGTTTTTCACACCATCAGGGTAGTCTGCATAGCTTTCAAATTCTTGCTCATTGTCAAACAGGTTTGTAAGCTGGTCTAATATGTGTTGTGCTTCTTCTTCTTCAATTTTAGACAGTTCATCTTTTATAGATTTGTCTTGTGGTTTTTCTAACTTGTCCGCAAAGTAACCTTCTATTGAAAATCCTTTTACCTTACCTGTTTTTACATAGTTATTCCAAACGTCATCATTGTGTACCTTCATAGAAACCATCCAAGTACCTATAGGCACGTCTAAATCGTAATGCCTTGTCTTGTCTTTCTCGCCTTCTACTATCCAACTCTCAACCGCAGTTAGTCCTGTAAGCGGCATATTGTGTTCTAAGGTTGAATTGTTTTGGTTGCCTCTTATAAAAAACAGTTCACTTGCTTTGCGTACAGTATCTTTTGAGAAATAAATATAGTATTCGTTATCTCCGCTTCTTCTGTAGATAGGTTTGTTAGGTACTAAAGCTGCACCCATTAGGATACGCTTTTCCTTATCTACCTCTGCAAGTTTAAATTCTTGGTTTTTTAACGCAATAAAATCTTCTTCTATTGCAGGACTTTCTACAACGCTTATAGCTTCAATTCCTGAAACGTCATCGTTTTCATCTATTACAAGTTCTACGATATTCATATTATAACAATATTATTTCTTAGTTTTTGTTTTATATTGATGCACCCTCAATAATGTTTCTGTCTAAATCTTGTGCGGTTGTAACATCTGCACTTACCACATAGGCTTTTAGGGGTTGTTGCTCTCTTTCTCCTATGGTTTGTGCTAATTGGCTTTCAGGTGCAGCTCCTACTATGTTAAATACAGGTGGGGTTGGTCTTGCCGATGTTGATACACCACCTCCTACTCTTGGTGTTGCTTTTTTGGTTGCATCTACCGCTGCTTTAATTGCTGCTAAGATACCTGCTGCTTGTGCTGCAAATGAAATTAATAAAGGAACGTTTTGTGGGAATCCTACCTTTGCGGTTGCCGCTGACCCTTTAGCTAAATCTACTCCTGCCTCCGCAGACCTCATTGTTATTCTTGACAAGGTTGCTTTAGCTTCCATTATTTGCTCCTTAATAAGTATTGCTTGTTTAGCGATAAATAATGCTTTACCTAATGCAGTTTCTTCGCCTATTATACCTCTTAGGATGTCCATATTTTTGAGCATATCTTCACGCTCCTGTGCTTTTAGTTCGGCTTTTAGTTCTGCAAGTTCTATTTCCTTTTCCTTTTCCTCATCCTTTAAATCTAACCTTTCTCTTTCAAGTGAATTTACATTTATTAATTGCTCACTTCTAAACCCTTCTATCTGTGCAAGTATTCCCTCTTTTTCAGCTTGTGCTTCAAGTAATGCTATTTGGTTTTCGTCATTTTTGTTTTTGTTAAACTGTGCTTGGGCTGCTGCTATTACCGCATCTGCATTTGCCAACATTAATTTTTCTTGCTCATCTAACACTTTTGCAAGTTTATCATTAGCTTTTATTCGCTCTGCTATAGTTTTAGTTTCGTCATCCCTAATTTGCCTTAGCTTTTCTGCTTCCCTGTCCTTTTGTTCTAATATTATTTGGTTTTGTGCTATACCTATTGCTGCTGCTCTGTTCAGTTCTGTTGTTTCTTCGGCTGCTTTTAGTGTACTTTTGCCATATTCAGTAATTCCTTTTATTACCGAAGGTGCAACCTCCACAATCTTATCAAAGGTATCAGGTACACCTGTCATAACATCTACCGCTTCCTTACCTGCGTTTTTAACTTCCTTTAATGCACCTGTAAAGTCTCCCTCAATAACTTTTTTAACTGCACTTGCTAAGAATCCTAACGTATCTAATAGACTATTAAACCTTTCTGTAATGTTATTATAAATAGCATTCCCAAAGTCATATAAGGACTGTACTGGGTCGTTAAAAATACTTTTAAAATATCCTATAACAGTCCCTATATTAGCGTTTAAGAACGTAAATAAATCATTAAAGGCTAAACTTAAAGCCTCCATCCCTGTGTTGAATATATTTACTATTTGTTGGTTTTGCCCAAATGTTTCTTTTAGCACATCAAAAGCCTTAACAACTAAATACACTATCCCTGTTGTTTTGCCTATGTTTTTTATTGCAACACCAAAACTTTTAAAACCTTTAGATGACTTGTCCGTACTTTTCTTTAAGTCATCAAGACTACCTTGTAAGTTGTTTATTTCCTTGTCTTGTTGATTTACAATTTTGCCTAATTCGGTTGCGTTTTTTGCAGCCTCCTTATACTTTAATTCAAATTCAACACCTACCTTTTTGTATGCCATAACTCTGTCTTAAATATGTTGTATGCTTCTCTTACACTTTCAGGATATTTGTTTTTGCCTAATGCTATGGCAGTATGTTCCCCTGTTATTTTTTGTTGTTTAGCTATTTCTAATAAGTTTAATATATTTTCTATCATACCGTTCCTGTCCAATCTACTGTTATGTTTGTATTGTCACAAGTCTTAAATCTTTTATCTACCGAATCCGCAAAGTACTTATCTTGGTTTTCTATTACAAAGTCTTTTACTTCATTGATTAATTCCAAATGACTAAGACCTGTTGTAAGGTTTGTCCTTATTTCGTTGATTTTGTATATTCTATCAAACACTACAATCCTGTCTGCTAAACTTAGGTTTAATATTACCCTAAGAGGAAGGTAGGCTTTAAATTTACTTAACCTTCTTTTTTGGTCGAATGTATCGCCTATGTAATTACTATAATAAGTTTGGAATAACGTCTCTGTAAATACAGTTCCTGTATATTCGTTAAACTCTGCTTTAAAATTTAGGTTTTGGCTATCTGTAATGTCAACACTATTTGAAGGTATATAGTAATCTGTTATTCCTACCCTTAAACTTGATGTCTTTACAACTCCTATTTGTGTGCCGTCTGTTATTTTCTTAGCATAGAACAAAAAGGGTTCGCCTAAATATGGGTCTTGTCTTATGTCAGCACTCCACCCCCATTGTGCATCTGTAAGTGTTAGGTCATCATCTGTTAGTCTCTCAAACTTGTGATGTTCAAAAGGCAGTTCAACGTTATATGTACCTCCTTCTGTTTTATAAACATCTTCGTAGTTTTCCGTACCCCATTCAATATTAAACAACTGCTTGTGGTTTTCGCTAAAAAAACTCTTTAACCCTTTGTACTTAAAAACTATTCTTCTGTATGGCATCAAAGCATCTATTGCAGAAGTAGTAGTATCTAAAAATTCTGTAATGTTAAAAGTATTTTTACTTTGCGCATAGAAATCGTCAAGTGTTTTTACCTGTACTATACCATCTTTGTCTTGAAAAGCGGTAAGGTTAAACATTCTAAAAAGTCCTGTAAGGAAGTCTAACGTTTTCATTTTAGGCAAATGCAATGCTGCATTAAAATCTGCGTCTGTCTGTGTTTCTGACCTTCCTTGTAATTGTACTGTAATGTTCTTAGACCCTTCAAATTCTTTTTGCCATTCATTTAGAATAACCTCTAATTGAAATTCTGCAGATGACTCGCTTTCAAAATAAACCCTATAGTTTCCTGATGGGTAGGCAGCATATTCGTTATCGCTTCCTATTGTATGATTTCCATTTAGGTTGTCTACCCTTTCAAATATCTCCCCATCGTTTTCTACTATTACATTGTAGTTTTGAGCGTTGGTTATTATTTTAATTTCGTATCTTAGTTTTACATCATCAGGGTTTTCAGGTTGTCTTAAAAAAAACGTTTCTTCTGCAATGTGTTCTTCCCATACTGCCCTGTCTTCGGTTGTACCACTTGGACAACAAAACGTAGTTTTAGAGCGTATCTTATCTTCTTCAAATAATCCACCTTCTTTTCTGTGTAGCCATAGGTACAGGTTGTAAAAGTTAGGATTTGTTTTATTGAAAAAGTCCCCACTAAATTTAATACCAAACTTATCTTCTATTGCTTTTACTAAAACATATACCCTAATAGCAGGTTTTAGTTGTTCGTACTTAACACCCTGTACTGTCCCTGAATCATAGGCTAAATTTCCACTTTGTGATTCTGTAGTAGTCGTATCATAAAACAGTCTTTGCGTATGTGTAATTAAAGGCACTATTAAAGCATCTTCGTATTCTACACCGTTTATAGTTACATCTAAACCATCTTGTAAGTAGGTTGTTATATTGTCAGCATTATAAGTAAACTCTATGTCATATAGATTGTCCAGTGTACTCAATAGACTTTCTCCTAATAGGTCTTTAATGTTTACCGTATCTCCAATAAATGTAAGCCTGTAGGTGTGTGGTTTACCTTCTTTTAGTGTTACACCCTCTAATCTTATTTTACCTGTCTTAAACGATTGCTGGTTAAGTAGTAACTGTGATGGTTTTTTAACCCCTGAAACATATCCTACTACATCGTAGTTATAGAAGTGATTAAATATTTTGTTATTCTCCTTACTTGCAGGTACATTAAATGTTCTTGTAAAATTTGTAAATATCTTACTTATGTCTTTTACATTCTGTAGTGTTTGTGTTAAGCTTACCGCTTCATCTTTAAACAGTTCTACTTCTGTACCCTCTATGTAAAGTTGTAGGTTTAGCATTATTTGATATTGTTAATCTTGCTAAATGCAAATTCAAATTCTAAAGTGTGGTTTATTAGCTTGTCGTTTAGTGATGTTTTGTATGTATGTTCTTTGGTTCTTACAATTATTGGTAATGTTCTACCCTCCCATCTAATCCAAACGTTTTCACTTAGTAGTAATTCTTCTATGGCTAAATTATAATCTTCATTTACAAAGCCTGAATTTAAAACAACCTTTTTGGTTGCACTAACATTGTATCTTTCTTGTTGCCCCTTGTATGTAGGATAAGTTAACGTAGATGTGTTTATAATATTTGCTTTGTATAATTCATCTGTAATAGCCATACTCTCTACAGACTTCTTAAAGAAATACATATCCTGATACGCACCAAATTTATTAACAAACGTCAGCTTATAAGGTGTAAACTTAGGCTCACATACGTTGTTTACTGTAACCGTTTTAAGTAAGGTTGTATCGTCTGTATCGTAAACTTGTATTGTGCTACTATCCGCAGGTATTGTTACATATTGTATCTTTTGATTTGAATTACCATCGTCTGTTATTTGTGTATCTACGCTATCTATTGTAACCTTTCCTACACCCTCTGCAAATATTGGTAATTTACCTGCAGTGTTTTCAGGCAAGTAAAGAGTATTATTACTTATTAGTAGGTTGTCTGATAGTTGAGGGTTGATACCATCCTCAAAATAGCCATATCCATCCATTGCTAAGTAATGATTTGTAACAGGGCTGCCACTTGCAAATTCTTCTCCATCTGAATCGTACAACCTTGTAATAGCAGTAACCCATTTAGTTGTGCTTAAATAGTCATTGTTAAAAGTTATATCTATGTAGTCCCTAACTAATTCACTTATTTCAAATAATATATTGTCTTGGGTTGATAATCTCGTTTTGGATAGTTCATATCTTAGGTCACTATCAGTATAAGTACCTGACGTACCATCATAAATATAAAGTTCCAATTCTGCTCGGTCTAATACAGGCATAATTAGTTGCTATTAAATTGTATAAAAAAAGGACTTCTTGCGTTTATTCTCATCTTAGCTTAATATATCGGTTGAACATCCTTGCACCAAATCAAAGTAGGTAACGTTTTCTCCTGTAACTGTAGGAAACCCAAATGTATAATTATTTACAGGGGCTACGCATATATCTACTGTACTGCTTGGTGCTAAAAAATGTGTTATTTCTTGGTTGCCATCAAAGGCTATGTAATTTATTAAAGCGTTTTCTGTTGTGCTATGGTTTGTAACCCTATAATTTTTTTGATAGGCTATTACTATAGTTGCTGGTTGTAAAACTTGTTTATAACAATAAGCCTCATAGCTTGTCCCACTTGGTGGTAAAAAGTTAGCCGAATCGTATGTAACCAACACATATAGGTTTCTTAATGTATCAACAGGTACAGGACTAAAACTACTTGGCTCTATACTATGAAGTGTACCTACGCTTACTGTTGGATTTGTAATAGTACCATCTGCTGCTATTGAAAGTCCTGTAATCTCTGTATCTGCACAACTAAAGTTCTGTAATACTACAGGTGGAGCAGGTTCTTGGTGTTCTATAAAGAATGGACTTCTTGCTTTAATCATTTTTTAATGCTATAAAATCTTCAATATCTAATGCAAACTTCTCTATTAATTCGTCAGGCAGTTTAATGACATTTGTTTCAAACGGTTTAGTAAAAAAGAAACTTGCTCTTAAACCTTTTTCGTATATGCTTTTGGCTAACAAATATCTTAAACTCTTTCTACCAATAAACCTTCCCTCTTTATCTCTTATTCCTTTTATAGATTTCTTAACCATCCACTTATCTAAAGACTGTGGTGGTATGCTTTTAAACCTACCTGAATACTTAAAAGGACTGTTCTTACTTTTTGAATAAGTTGATTTACTACCCTTTACACCTAAGTCTTGAAAAGCACCATAATCAGCCATATAAAACCGAACGTTAAAGTTGTTTGATGTAACGTCTAATTCATATCCTAAGCTACCTTCTAACTCCCCACTTGTAGAACCAGTAATAAACTTATTATTACGATGCCTTTTAAGGTTTCCCTTTGACTGCTTTATAATACTTTTAGCAAATGCCTCTAAGGCTTGTTTTGTTTCTTTAAAGGTCATTAGCAGACTGTCATATCATTTACTACCATAACACTAAAGGTTGCAGTCCATCCTGCTAACTTATTCTCAAACCTATCTATAAATGGCTCACAAGTAACATCTTCTTGCACTTGGTATTTGTCTGTGTAGCTATCCCCCCTTTGTAGTTCGTTTATTACCCTTGTAAGTAATGCAAGTTGTGTATTTAATACGTCTTGTTCGTTATCGTTTCCTACAAAAGTATCTGCAACCTCATCATTAGATATATCTACTATGTCCATTGCAAGAACCGAAATACTAAAGGTTGTGGTCTTAGTACCTACTACTGCATTGTTCACTATAATATGCGACAAAGGAAATATACTTTGCTTGTCTAAATCCACATCGTCAATACTTCCATAGGTAACTGTATTTACAAATGGCTCTGCATTTAGTAGTGTTTTTAGTTTGTCTGTTACTTCGTAAAATCCTTTCATCTTTTCTTAATCATTGATTTTTCTAATTCTGTCTTTTCTTTTTCAAAGGCTAAATACATAAATGACTTGTGCATATTTAGTTTAGTAATGTTGTCGAATTGGGTAACATCCCCTTTAGCCAAGCCATAGATTGATTGATACCAACCCCACTTTCTTCCAAAGCTTGACGTTGCTGAATAGTCAGATTCTCCTTCATCTCTTTCGCTAAATATTTCAGGGTAATTTGTAACAACTCGTTGTTTAAACTGTAAAAAAAAACCAAGCAACCCATAACAACATCTAAAGGCGTGTCCTTAAACACGTCCGTATCTTCCTTTGCAGTGTATTCTTCTATTTGGTATCTATCTCCCTTTTTAAGTGTAACTGGTCTGTAAAGTACTGCCATAGCTTTGTGCATTGTTTCCCAGTCTGATATATTATTATCAAGGTCTATGTACTCCCCTAAGGTAATGTCATCTAACTTTGGTATAAATCCGTACTCTACACCCTTTAAAGTAAATGTAGGTATTAGTTCTGTCTTTACGTTAAACATATTATTTAGGTCAGACACTATGCTATTAACGTATTGGTATTTAATTCTTGCTATGTCTTTTAAATCAAGCCTACAAAATATCTCAACCATTTTGTGTAGTAAGAAGTTACTATTTTGGTTGTCTACTGTATTCAGCTTTTCAAACTTCTGATACTGTTCTAATGTTATATCAGATAGCTTTTCAGGTATGTATATGTCTATTTTCATAATCGTATATTAATACAATAAAAATACAACAAATATGTATAAAAAGAAAAGAGGACATCTCTGCCCTCTAATCCTAAACAAACCAAATGAAAATCTATCTATAGGTTTCGTACATATACTTGTACAATTCTTCTATTTTGTTTTCTAACTCTTTCGAGTTCTGTGCGTATTCTTCTTTTCCTACTTGTGTGTTTTTCTGTATTACAAGATGTATTTTTACTTTTGACTTATAACCACCTTTTGTAATAGGCTTTATAACTACAAAGAATCCATTATCCCAGCACCACTTCTTAAGTAGGTATGGTCTAAAGAAATCATTGTCTAACGCCATATGAAAAACAATATTTCTACAAATGCAAATATAGCTGCGTAGGATGCAAGCCCAAGTATTGCAATATCTCTTACTGCTCTTTTAATGTGCTTTCTGTTTTGTTTAGCACAAATTTCTTTTTTAATAATAATGTAATCTTTCATTGTTTTTTTGTTTTATGATGTAAATATATAACCTTTTTTTTAATTAACAAATAATAAACAATTTATTTTAATACACAAAGTATTGCCCCCTATGTGAGTTTTCTAATGTATCTGTTAGTACATATCTAAAGGCATCTATGCAGTCAGGATGTTCTCCTGTTGGTTTTGGTAGCGTGTTACCGTCTTTATCTTTTGCCCATACATATCCTTGTAGTTCTCGTTTTAGATTCCTGCTTTTACTTGTAACGTATATTTCGTTTTGGTTTATTAGGTTGATTCCAAAGTTTACACTATCCCTACCTTTTGTACAGGGGTAGATATTATGCCCATCCCTTCTAAGCGTTTCTATGGACTTAGGTTCTGCTTGGTCAGCAATTATGTTGTCTTTTATATTATTGTGCCTTAGAAACAAGCTTACATCCCTTAGAACCGTATTAGACTTATAGAATACTTCATCAGCTATGTAGGCTTCGTTCCATTTGTATAATCCTATGATTGTGGTGGGGTCTGTATATCCAAAGTCCATACCATATGCTAATAGCCTTGCTTCGTTTGGTACGGTGTCTATCTCTTTCCAATCAGGAATACACACACCTTCTAAAGAACCAGTTTCTCCTAAACCGTAAACCCTCCACCAATTAGACCAGTAGGTAGATGTCTTTGCCTTATCTCTTGCTTTCTCTATTTCCTTTATTATGGTTTCAGGTAACGCATCGTTGTCTTTGTAGGTAAGTGTAATGTAGTCTGTATCTTCTTTACCTATTAGTTCTTTGTCCACCCAAAATAAACTTGATGGGTTGTAGTCTAACCATATTGTCCCTGATGTTCTAACTGCTAATTGTGTGTAAGCATCAAAGGGAACATTATTACATTCGTTGATATATAGTTCTGTGCGTCTTGCACCTCTCAATTTTAAGGGCTGGTCAGTTGAAAAAAACTCTATGTAGCTTCCGTTTGTAAAAGTGTACTTTAACGTGCTTTTATTGTATTGGCTATCTTCATACCTGTTAAGACCCTTTAAGATGCCTAAGAAGTCCTTTAAAGCACCTCTACGAAGGTGTGGTATACTTTCAGATACTACGCTAATCTCTTTGCCTTCGTTTTTAATGGCATAGTCTATTAGCAAACAAAGTATTGATATAGTCTTAGATGCACTTGTGCCACCCTTAACTATTCGTATCCTACTCTGTAGTTTTCTTAGCTTATGAAATGCAATAGTTTTCTTTACTCGCATACAAAATGCAGGTTAGGGTTGTGGTTATCCCTAATCCTCCATAAACAAAGGTAAGTCCTCGTTGATAGTAATGTCTTTGGTTTCTCTTGGCTTACCTGCGTAATAGTTATAGAACAGTTGCACAAATTTAAAGTCCCCTCTTTCCACTCCATCCTTTAATGCTATGTAAGCTGCATCTTCTAATGGAGAAAGTTTTTCTATAAGGTTTACTTCATCTGCCTTAGACTTTCTACCTGTACCTGCGGTCTTGTGTCCTCCGTTATTTCTTCTACCATCCATAGAATTAAAAAACATTATTAATAATTATACAATAAAAAAAACTATTCTTTGTTAAACAACAATGCTATTACTAAAGCTAATATTGCAGTTAGGTAAAATATAGTTATTGCTTCAAACATTTACTAACTTCTTTAGGTTTCTATGTTTTGTGTGTACATCTCTTAGTTCTAAAAGTACCTTTGCATATTTTCTTTTGTAGAAGTCCCTACCTCTATATTTAGCATTTTCTTTTTTAAACTCCCTGCTTATAAGTTTGTCTATATCTTCATAGGCTTGTATATATCTTTCTTCGTGCTGGTCTATCCAATCTCTATATAGTTTAAGACCGTGCAGTACTGTTGCGTGGTTCTTGTTTACTGATTTGCCTATTACTTCTAAAGAGTGTAAAGTGTATTCTCTACATAGGTTATAGTACATTGCCCTTGTATATACTAATTCTGTTTTTCTTGAGGGGTTTGTTAGGTTGTGTCCTGTTTCTCTTTCTACTATTTCTTTAATCTTGTCTATTGTCATATTCTATTTCTTTAATTGCTTTTAGTATTCCTGCACAAGCCTCGTAATCTTCCAAGTCCTCGTACAATTTTAATGTTTTATACATTTCTTTCATACTTACACCGTTCTGAAAGTCTATTAGTGCAAGTAGGTAAAACTCTTTCATTTCTTTATTCAAAACATTTCTAATTGGTTTTCATTTTGTTTTCGTATAAATCCTAAAGCTGTTTCAAGTATTGTTTTACCTGCTTTATAGTCCACGAGATTTCTTCCCATTTTTAATCTTGATTGCTTACCGTTGTATTTATTAAAATCAAAGTCGTGATAAATTGATAAATCTTTTATAAGCATATCACTTAAATTCTTACCTCGACCCCTATCACTTAATTTATTTGGTAAATTAAAATTAGTCCAATATAAATGTCTGTCTCTTTTTTTTGCAAGGATTAAAGGTTCATAATAAGGTATTACATTTTCAATACAATATTTTCCGTCAAAATAATGTTGTAAAAATATTATTTCTTCATACAATTTCATATCGGGATATCTCGGTTTAAAAACATCTCTTGTTTTTTGACTTATATTTATTCTGCTATGACTTGGACAAGGAGGAGAACTCCATATAAAATCAAACTCCTTATAGTGGTCTAAAAGATATTGGTGTGCATTCGCAATAACAACTTTGTCTTTAGGAAATCTTTCTTGATACAATTTAGCTGCTTCAGGGTCTAATTCTACGGCAGTAACCTCAACATCAGTCACCTCATCCCATTTATATCTGTTCCCTCCTAAACAAGCGTAAAGATTTAGTATTTTCATTTATTTTTCTTTTGTCTTAATATCATATAATAGTCATTAAGATATGCCTCCATAATAGGTTTAAAATCTGTAATAGATGTTATTGCTAAGTGATTTTGTTTAGCCATAGTTTCGTATTGCTTAAAAAGATAGTTCATTGCTTTCTTATCCATTTTTGTTTTATATAAAGCAACGCTTATCATTTCCCTTACACAATACGCAGCAATTCTATTTTTACCGTATTCTTTGTTTAGATAAGAAAATTTACTTACCAGGTAATCAGAAAAATCTTTATTAATTATTTTAGATTTACCCTCTTTAAAACCAATGTCTTTAATTCCAAAATAACAGTTAACTATATTACCTACTGTTATGTTGTTTTTATTTTCAAGATACGCACGATAAACTAAATTATAGTCTAAATTAAATTCAACATATGCTTTTAAATAATCGTCAGTTTTCCACTCCCTATTACCGTTGTTTAAACTTATAATTGTGTCTAAGTGTTCTTTTTGTACTCGTGTGTCTATCCAATCTACTATGTATGCAGGAACAGTTTTTTCTTTTAAGAGGATAGCACTTTCCAATCTGTGATGCCCTTCTATTAAATCTCCTTTTTCTGATACAACTATTGGCATCATCCAACCATAATTTATTAGTTTTTCTCTAAAGTTTTCTGCGTGGGATTGTACTAAATCCCTGTTCACTTTTGCAAATTTTAAGTTTTTAATTGGATAATTAGATTTAAACTTTCCTACTTTAATACTTTTTTCGTTTTTACTATACATAATTATTGTTTTATTGTTTTGCCTACTCTAAAAGGTTTTCGGCTACCCCTTATAATATTCCTCGCATTACATATTGGTCTAAGTCGTGTTCTTCTACAAAGAAGTATTTATATAAATCTATTGCTTGTCTGTATTTGTCCTCGCCTCTTGCTATAAAATCTTCACTTGCTTCAAAGACTCCTATATCGCAACTGCCTTTGTCTATCACTAAGAAGGTAAACTTATCCACGTTGAATAGTTTTGTGTACAGATAAGCTTGTAGGTCGTAACCATACTTGTCCGCACTATACCTAAAAGAACCTATATCTTGTGTTGTCTTGATGTCGATAATGTTATTGTCTTTTAGTATATCTGCCTTACCTCTAAACGCAAGACCATCGTACATTTCTATTGCAGGTACTTCAAATTCTGACTTGTTAATTAGTTTTATAGCTTCTTCGTTTCTTAGCAAAGCATCTGTTAATCGTTGTGACTGTTGCTTTTCTTTTTCCAAATACACCTCTCCGTGTTCTTCAACTGCGTGTTTGTAAATGTTTGTGTTTTTCGAACTCGCCTCTACAAAATGCAAAGCATCTATCTTATGTGGCTCTAACACCATCCAATGCAATAGCTTACCTGCTCTTAGTGCTGGGGAATCCGTATCACTTCCGTATTTTGTAACGTTCCTGTATGTCTTAGGACTTTTCAGTAGCATCTTTAAACTACTACTACTTAATGCGTGTTTCCCTAAATGCCCATAGTAGAAGTCATCCAAGACCATCTGTGTAAGTATTTCTTCCTTACCCCAATGCTCTCCGTTTAGTAGTGTTATCATAGCCCTAATATTTCGTCTTGTGATTCTTGTCTGCTTCTTAGTTCAGCCTTTGCATCTTCTATGTGACCTTTAAGTGTACTGCCGCTTTTTATTATTTTGCGTAGTTCGTCATCCGAATAGTATGACCAAAGGTAATGTTTGTAATTATCCATCTTATTGTTTTTAACAAAGCTACTTATTAATATTTAATTAACAAAACATTATTTAAGTTTTTTT